CCATGGTCTCCGTGAGTTTGTAGCTCTACTTAATTGCAGTTATCATTTCCGATCGCTGCGTTCCGCTCCACGTTCGCGCCAACGTTTTCCTTTGTTGGCATTGGTGGGATTCTTTGCAGCAGGCCGTGAAGCTTGATTATTGCGGCTTGACTGCTGATTGCGAACGTGTTCACCTCGTTGGTTGCGCTGGCCGTCAGATCTCCTAACTTGTTGCGCGTTTCGACGAGGTTCTTGAACATCACTGGAACTTGGTCCAGCAACTGCTTGAGTGCTTGCACTTGAGGTTCCATCTTCCTGTTGATTGATAGGACCGGCATGTACCTCACCATCTAAAGCAACAGTGAGTTTTGGATTCAAAGGCACATTGGTGGTAAGGCGTGGTAGACCGCTAATAGGGCCTTCATAAGCATCCAACGCGGCGATGTGGTCGGCAAGCTCGGCAGCTGAAACTCCAAGATCAGATGCCACCAAGCTAACCCACACGTGGGATGAATCCTGGGGCCAAGGATGCTCTAAATCATCCTGATTGACTACCCAGTAAGGCACGTCAGTTGTTATAGCGGGTCCAACTTTAACGATGCTGTTGCGTTGATACGCTCGGCACCAGTTTGAGATGAATGGTGTTTGTCCATCTGTAACCAAGTATGCGGTGGTCTTTGCCCATCCAACTTGGTCAACCGGTGTCACTCCATCAACACTTGTGTGCAACTTAAGCAAAGTGCGGAGTGGGGACTGCATCGATGCCGGTGAACTCCATGCGTCAGCAAACACTCTTGAGAGGAACGAAACTGGCTTTCCCCTGTGCGCGCGATTGCAGACTCGTAGGTCGAAACCTAGGTCGCTAGCCGCTTGTGCGATCAGATCATCAGTCACGCTGCCCCCGCGTAACCCGTCGTCTCCGTATGCAAGACCAATGTGTCTGTAAGCGTCAGATGATGACATCCCGCTCATCCTATTAGCTGTGTAGGATACAAACGCATTACAGATTGAGTTCCCGTCAGTAGTGGTTGGCGATCCACTTAGACGTGAGCATTCGGGGTCGTATTTCAACCCACCTTTGGTCGCTGCTTTGGGGTTCAGCTCATTCCCGAGCAGCAGAGTCAGTTCGTGTTTAGCTTCATTAGCAACCCACCGCTTATACACCGCATGTTCGACGTTCATGCGGATCCAGCGTAGGAAAGTTCCATCGAATCGCCCATAGTCGGTCTCAACCAGCTCCTCGTTTTCATTTGCCAGATTCTGAACGGCATCGGCGATCTCTTGAGGCGTCTTGCATGGCATATACCATGCCTGGCGTTTCAATATATCGTCCTTGAAAGCGTAGGTGTAGCTGGATAGGCGAATGTTATGGTTGTGTGGGACAGTGGAAATATTCCTTGGGTCATTGGGTGCATTATATGCTTCACGTTTCTGGAATGCACTGACTCTCATGTTGTAATCATTATGCATACGGCCCTGTTCATTCCTAGCACGCTGTAGAGGTTTCTGTTGTTTCTCTTCGACGTACGACATCGGGTATGGGTAGCCCTTGCCAACCTCCCCGACCATCAAAGCAACAAAATCTGCAGCCCACCGGTAATGTTTGGGTGTGATCTTCTCGCGCTTCTTCGCAGCGCGCTGTGGTTCAACGAGACGACCACGAATGGTTGCCTGTTCATTAGCCAAGCTTTCAGTTGGAAATACCGCAGTTTGGGTCAATGGTCCTGGAGCATACTCAATAGCATACTCTTTGCCCTGTTCGAGCGTGGATACTTCATCAACCTTAGCTGCAGCCTGATAGTGACGCGCCAATTGGCCAGGTTTGTGCACCTCATCAGCAACTGTTGATACGTTACTAGAGATGTAATAATGCAGCAATGCTGCTTGCATGTCACTAAGCTTGCTTCTACGAACGGTGTCTGACAAATTCGCAGTCTTCGTCTGGATATGGGCGACGATGAGACTTTCAACGTCGGCGAGGGGTGCCGTAAGTGACGCCAACTGGCCCTCAAGGCCAAGAGACAACATCGGTCCGTCTCTGGAAATGTGGCGTAACACGTTGAAAACTGGTTTGATGCCCTGTTGGTTGGGCAAACTCTCAAATTGCTGCTTATATCGCATGCGCTGAAGGCGAGCGCCGAATTTGGCATGATCAATCACATCATCTCTGCAGTTGGCAAATGGTACGATGCTAATTATGTTGCGGTGTTCCCCGACATAGAATTGGTCGATAGTACTAGACGTGCAGCGGGACCCACCAGGTAGGTCCAAGCCAATCACGGTAAATATGAATCGATACAATCCATTAGCATTGCTGATCTTGTGTCTCAGCCAACTGTAACCAGAAACATCCTGGATTGTTTTCAGGAGTGTTGATTTCAGCGTAAGCAGTGGGTCGCAAGTGTAGACAGTGTCTTGGTTGTAGTTCCAAATGGAATGGCGAACATCTTTGCCGCCAGTGACTCGGTAGTGAACCAAATCATCGGTAATTGTAAAATATCCATCCAAAACCTTGCCAGACACTTTCTGTGGAGTAAAGCTGTAGAAGACGACAGGACGTGCGTAACTCAGCAAAGCTTCCATGTCCACATAATAATCAACATCTGTCATTACGAAAATGTGTTTATCATGAATTGGATCATTCTTGAAGCGCTGACGCAGGTCTGCCAGTCCATAGAACATACGAGAACCATCCTCGTCCTTCTCACGTGGAGATGGTGAGATAACGTACGGTTCAAACCCCATTCGTCGAATTGCTGCCAACATAGTTTCAGTGGCAGAATTGCGTTCACTTGCGGCCTTAGCGTGAGAGTGGCCTTCTCGAACGTTCGAACACACAAGAGAAAGTTCTCGTTGTAACTGCGTCCGGACGTGGCCAGCATCCTCAATTCGATGGATCTTATTCGAAATCGAGTGATGTCTCATCTCGTGAACCTTGGCATTAAGCCAGGTGGAGGCGTAAACCTTCTGGATAGAAGCGCCTACCAAATAAACTCCCCCGGCAGCGGCCATGGCGTAGGCGGCATACCGGAGGTAAGAGCTATCGGGGATGACGAGCCCGATACTCGGTAAACCCACAATCGTACTTCCTAATAAAACCATTGTTTCTTTAAGAGAATTTAAACGTCG